CTCTCCTAGGCTCGATATAGGGGGCGGGGGTCGATTTTATACCCCACATAGGGTAAACATACCACCCCTTATTTAAAATCGTGCTACGGGCTTTTTAGAGGGGTTTAACGACGTCCGCCTTTTTACGGGCTATTAAACCCGCCCACGCTGCCACTGAAAGTCGTAGGTCAGTGTTCTGTTTCGTTCTGTTTTGACCAGTACCATAGATTTCTTGTTCTAAAGTCCTCTTGGTGTTATCGCAGCTTCTACACGTTGCTACTACGTTTGAAACTTCAGTTCTAAGCTCTGGTGCTATCTCAACAGGTGTGACGTGGTCACCTATACGTGCGTCTGGTGTGGTCACACCCAATGCTAGACAATACTGACACAGATAGTTGTCACGCTCTAGTGCTACCTTCCGAATAGAAGACCACGTCCTTGACCGATAGAATGCATAGCGCTCTTTAGTCTCATCGTCTCGGTTCCTCACTCTCTTGTTGTATCTAGTGCGTGAGTATCTCTGTCTCTCTTGTGTGTATGCTGCTTCCATACTCTTGTGTGTAGTACAGTAGTGTGCTGGTCTCTCTGTTAAGGAACGGCATCCATCTGCCTTGCAACGTCTTACCATTGGCATTGGCTTCCCTCCTCTTTGAGTAAAATAAAAGAAGAACACTACTGTGTCCTTCTGATTCGATAATACTATATTACCATGCCTAAAGTATTATGCCGTATTAATTGGTATAGATTAATCTAGATATTTCTCAGCTTGTCTTAGTTTAACGTAGTACGTAGCTCTACTAATCCCTAACTTGTCACATATCTGCCAGATACCAAGTTGGTCAATGTATACCATTTGAAGCAAAGACCTAGCATCTATATCCTCAATATTTGCTATCTGTCTACGAAACTCTAGCTTCTGTTTGATAGCTTCAGCTGTGAAGCGTTCTAATTCTTCCTTAGCCGTTATAAGTTCCACATAAATATCATCTTTGCCCTTACGCTTTCCACCCTGAACCATGTCAGTATGCATTGAACCAGATGTGACCTTAAGCGCTTGTGATTCCAGTCTCTTAATTTGCTCTATCTGACTGTCGATGTATCTATCAAGTGCTTTGATTCTTTGTAACCGCTCAACTGTTCTCATAAATTGTCTTTCCTTTTTCATGGTATAATAATGTTGTCAGATTATTTAAATAGTTCTCGGCAAGCTTTGCCTTGGGCTTTTTTTATTTACCACCCCCTTTATTTTAAATTCCAGTCTTGCTACCAGCAATGCAAGACTAGAGTAAAAAAAGTATGTATTGGTTTCCTCGTTTCTATAAAATATTTACTGGGTTTGTGTATCGGTCTGTCAGCGATGCGAGTGTCAAAAAAATTACCTAGTCATGACAGACTAACAGCGAGCGAGGGAGTCGAACCCTCACAAGCCCATATAAATCGCTTTATATAACGCACGTTTAACACTTTCTTTGTCACTGCCTAGATTACCTTTTGTGCGATACTCTAAAAAGATTCTATTAACCTCTTCATCTAGGCTTTCTGGCCATTCATACTTATTAAAGACGTACTTCGCTATCTTACCGAATAGCTCTCTAGATAGAAGACCTTCAAGTTGGATTACCTTGCGAGGTGTCATTATCCCAATCTCTGTATAGATTGTATTTATCGCTGTCCGTATGCTATTGGCTTTTTGATATTTGCACCCTTTAACATCCATGATGTAAGCTGTGAAGCTGTTTGGGTATTTAGCTTTTAATGATTTGATTTCCTCGCAATACTGTTTAAAGAGTTCCTCAGGCAGTCCAGCATTTCTCTTGTAGGTATCTGGCCGACACTTTACGGAGCTACTAAAACAGTGTTTTGACAGATAGTTCTCTAAGTCGTTTGCGAGTCCGTCCGTGATATACTCACGCATATCGTCTAATGTCGCGGGTGATAACTTAGAACGCTCTTTAATCACATTGTCAAACCTTTGAAAATATTTTCTGGCTTGCAATCGGTCACACTGTTTTGTTTCCATGATGTGCTTGGTGAATGCCCTACTGTACTGTTCTTTCAATGCGCTAAATTCAACCACAAGCCTTTGATGTAACTCTTTAGTCAGTCCTGCATACTCAAAACGCTTCATTGCCCTCTTCCTTTCAAATAGCTTGGAATTTCATCTCCGACCTGCACACTATCGTATTGTTCCTTACTGACAAGGAATTTCCCGTAAGCACCGCAATCTATTGTGTAGAGTTTCCCTACCATAGATTTTCCAGTAACCTTGCCATGTAATTCCACGAAATTGTCAGCCTTATGCACCACAATAGCTTCCACAGGTCTATTTGTCACTCTTATGATGGTAGTCACATTGATTACTATTGAAATTACTAGTAGAGCAGTTAAAAACCTTAGCTGGTTATCTCGTTTTAACGAAGTTGTCATCAATCATTATTCCTTTTCTGTCCTTAATGTTGTTATAAGCGATTTTAAGGCACTCCTCAACGTCGTAACCGAGTTGTAGGCATAATACCACTAGAGTAACAATAGAATCGCCTATAGCGTCTTTTAGAGCCAATTCTGGGTCATCAAAATCGTTAGGTTTTAGAAACACGTCTCTAATTTCTCCAACCTCTTCAGTAACCTTCATCCACTCGATTTTAGGATTTCCTTTATCCAGTCCGTGACTGATAGCCCACTCGTTAATCTTGGCAACTAGGTCAGTTAATGTATCATAACCTAGCAAGTATGGGATTGATACGTTGAAGTATTCAGCTAGCTTCTTAGCATTACTTCCTTTGATTTCATGGGTGCCATGTTCCCAATTAAGAATGGTTAATTTTGTAACCCCAATTTTTTCGGCTAACTCAACTCTTGTAATTTTCCGTAATTCTCTTAATTCTTTAAGTCTATTCATTTATTCAACCTCAACCATTTCCACTTTGTATAATCTTGCGTTTCTGTATTTAACACCTCTGAGATGATGCAATCTATTGATCGCTTCATCTTTATTCAGGTTTATTAACGATTGAATCATATATGTCCTCAGCGTGTTCTATTGATATGTATCCTTCTCTTGCAATCTTCTTAACTGCTTCATCTTTTGTCATTTACTTCTCCTAGTAAAATATTTTCTAACTGTTCAATTTCTTTGGAACTCACATAAATTCTATTCGTTCCGTCTGCAAACGGTGTTTTTACATGAATGATGTTAGGGCCAATAGAGATATGCCTGATATCATCGACATTTAAAATCGTGTCGATGTCAATACCTTGTGTGATGTTTGTGACTCTGATAAATTTAGCCATTATTCTATCCCTTCTTGTATATAATTAATGCGGCATCGTTATAGTAAGTCCCACTAATACCATCATCGGCAACAGCAGAAACGTTTTGCATTTTCGAAGTGGTCATTAAATAATTCATATCTTGCCATCTATTCTACCTCAACCATTTCCACTTTATATAATTTTAAATTTCTATATTTAACACCTCTCAAATGATGCACTCTCTTGATAGCTTCATCCTTGCTATCATAAATTTCTACATCATCTTCCATGTTGTCAAAATATGTTATTACTTTATATTGCATAGTTCTACCATCTCTTTCAATAATTTCTCATCTGGTAACTGCTCTAGTGTCAATATACGATTGAGTTTCTTATCACTAATTCCTAGTTTAATTGCCACCGCACCTTTCTTTTGATGGGTAGCATAAAACCAATGATTGAAATACTCTACACGTTCTAACACAGTTACCGTTTCATCGTATGGGTGTGGTGCATATTTAATGCCCGCCATATGGTCATTCCACCGTTTTACCATCAACTATCCTCATAGCATCTTCAACGCTTCTTGCCACTCCTACGAGTGCCCCTCGTTTTTTCATAGCCTCCATAAATTTCTTTTGGTCATCTCTCAAACGACCTTTTTCATTTTTTACTTCGATGAAAAATATCTGTCCATCTGGTCTAAATCCAAACAAGTCACAAAAACCTTTTGGTGCTCCAGTGTCGAACCAACGTCCATCAGCCATTCTGACTTTACCAACATTGATTCTGAATACCGTGTAGCCAGCTTTAGATAACTCTACTCGAATTTGATTTTGAATTAGTGACTCTGTAACCATTCCTTATAAATGCTCGCAATCTGTTTGTCAGTATAAGCCATACTTGCTTGTTGGAATAAGCAGTTACGCAACGTATCTACATAAACTTCATCACCCTTTGTCACCCGATTATCAAAAGGTTCATCGATAAATAATTTTGTTTTCTTATCGAGATGTTTGTCAAAGAATTCTTTCAACCATTGTTTCTTTTCTGGAGTTGCCTCTTTGTTATCTTCATATTTGATGAACGCAACAACTTTGATGCCATAATCTTCGTCGGTCCAATAGTCATCTCCAACCTTTTCAAAATGTACCGGAATAGCGTTACATTGCACATCTATAACTGTTGCTGCTTCAGAAAAATCTTTGATATAATCGCTGATATTTTCATTAGGTTCATTTGATTGATTAATCTCTAAGTATTGAATTTCCATTTTTTTATCCTTTTGTTACTCGATTACAGTAACAGTTACTTTTACTCGTAACCGCCGAAAACCCTTATATATAAAGGTTTCTGGCCACTTTAGTTACTTAGTTACACGTTTTTTAAGTGTCTCTCTCTATATATATATATTTATTTATTTATTTATTTATAAATATATATATATATAGTAACTAAGTAACTAAAGCAACCGAAACCCTTTATTTCCAATGGGTTTTACGGTTACTTGTTGCAATAACCTGCGGTTACTGAGTAACCATAACCACTACTGCTGCTTTCTTCGCCTCGTTTTCGTCCCAATTAAAATTGAAATCATGCCAATAATCTGGCTTATCTTTAGTTGGATTAAAAAAATCAAGAGGTTTTTGTCTATCTTTAATCCAACCTACCGGTAAATTCTGTGCCAGCTCTTTTTCAAAGTTAGATTTTTTAGGTATAGTATGATTTCCCTCATGACACCATGAGCGGTATACATCCCACAAGAACCTAACTGGAATTCGAGTGGAAACGACATCTGACAAGTATTCATTAAGGAATTTATAAACTGTGTTATTTTCTTCCTTGAACTCTTGCATACGTTCTTGTGTCGCTTTTGGTTCGTTGAATTTGTCAAAATCTAAATTAATTGCTTTCCAAAGAACATATTCCAAAACTTCTTTACGATTGATGTAATCATCCTTAATTGCCCAATTGTCATCATTGATGCCAAATGTTTTTTTGAATGGGATAATCACGATACGTCGATATGTACCGTTTGACTTATTCTTAAACACTGGCATAGCATTGGTAGACTGGATAACCGTTTTCTTAAATTGCGCTAAGTAAGGATTTTCTCCTTTTTTCTCAATTGAAACTGGTTCACCAGTAACGACTGAGTTAAAATTGGAAGATTCATCTACATATATACCAGCTTGGACATCGTCACCAATGATAACTGTCTTCCCTTCAATAATGGCAAGACCGAAACGTTCAGAAAATTGATTAATTTTTAATGGTGCTACGTTTTTTAATCCAACCAAATTGCTAATCAACTGTTGAAACGTACCCTTACCATCGTTACCGTTACCAACTAACCAAATCGATTTTCGATAAGAATGGTTACCATTAAGTGACGCTGCAATCACTTGCCATAGTAATTCTACAAGCTCACTGTCGCCACTCATGAGATCTAACAACCAACTATCGACATCCCAACCATTAATAATTGGTTTAGGGGCATTCTCGACCAGTTCTGTTTCAATGGTACTAAAATTAATAAACTTATGGTCAAACGATAGCAGCTTCTTCTTTCGTTTATCGTAGATGCCATTTTTAACGAGAATAAAACGCCTTACATCTCGATATTCTGGTTCAAAATCCATATACATGTTATTATATTCATATTCCCTGCTCATGTTTGATAGCAAAAATAGAACATTTCGGCATTTTGTTTCATTGAATGTAGGTTCTAAGATATAGATAAGCTGGTAGGCATATCTGTAATCTTTTTGGTAGTATCCCCGCTCTGGATCATATATAGCTACTTTCCCATTTTCGAGGGTGATAACATGAGTGTATTTATTTAAACCTTTAGCTACTGCTAATTCTGGCAATGCCTTTGGTTCTTTGCTATCTGGATTTTCTTCCTTGAATTTTTCAAACCAGTCGTTTCGGTAGGCTTTAAGCTTATTCTTAATTCCCTCTCTGCTGCTCGGTTTACTTGGTGAGAGAGTAGAGCTTGCAAATTGTTCTCTGTAATAATCGAAATCAATCGTTGTCAAGTCCAATCCTCCTTATCTCTTTGTCTAACATGCTCTTAAATGTCCTTTCAAATTCCTTATTGCCCAAAGGCTCTTGGGTGTTGTTGTTTGCCATCTTTGCAAGATGATAAGTGATTTCTGGGTCAACGCCTCTAAGTAGCAGTCCACCGACAAACTCGGCAAGTGCATTGTTTCGTCCGCCTTTGTCTCCAAAACCTAGTAAGATGCTCTCGAATAACTTTGTGGTTTTTGTACTTCTAACACTGTCACTAGCAAACGATGAGACTTCATAGTTTAATGGTTCTGGTTTCATTTTCTGCAATACTTTTATCAACGCAAGAGGTGCTTCTGTTATGCTTCCATCTTTTGGCGAATGCACTGTATCCCATTCATAGTATCCTTTGGAATTATTGGACGGTGGAACTAATATATAGTTATTAACGTGTGCCTTGATATCTACTCCCTCAATCATCCCAATATTTTGCGATATAGGATGGTTGGGGTCTTTTTTTAAGTAGATATGTCTCCCACCGCTGGGGGTTATAGCTTGCAAGGTTTTGGGTATGAGTCTTGCATGTTCCCAATTTCTTAAATTGGTTAAACCGTCAACATCGCCATGCATGTCCACGTCAATGACAAAGAATGTATCTGTTTTAAGTGCAATGTTAGCATCTGGATTATCTCGCCACACCCTCCGAATGTCGTTTTCAGTCATTGGTGGTTTGTCAGCGAAAGAGATAAGAGGGGTTTTGCCATTTTTTGAAATAGGGATAACAGAATAGCCCATGCGTTGATAGTTGATTGCGTAATCAACCATCTTCATAATTAGAACGGAAGGTCAATTTCTGAAATCTCAGTATTAACTTCTGGAAGTGGGATATCGGTAACTTCCAAACGTTTAACGTTTAGATTTTCGTATGTTTTACCTTGCCACTCAGATTTTTCGTTTTTAACGGTAACTTTAAGAGCTTTTCCTTCCAACTGGTTGAGATAATCTTCCAAGCTACTAAATTTAGTACCATCAGGAATTCCTGCAGCTTTAGCAAGATTCATGATAGAAGCTACTGGATATTTTCCATCTTCTTTTTTGGCAAAGATGCGATGGAAAATAATGTTGTTTTGGAAATCTTGTTGAAAGTCCTTGCGAATACGAAAACGGATGTCAAGGTAGTCAGCTCCTCCTTGAGTAGCATCTTGTTTTGCTAAATCAATAGTAACTTCGTAAGTACCGTCTTTGATAGATCCGAATTCTTTTGCTTTTGAGTAATCAATTGTAAACATAGTTTTTTATCTCCATATATTATTTTTTTTCTGTTGGTAATAAACCCAACCGGGTTTATATCCGTGTTGTTTAGCGAACTCTTTGAGTTCTTCTACTGATTGGCATTGGTCACTAGTAACGAATGTTTCAACTTTACTAGCAACCTCTTGCCGTCTTTCTTCGAGTTCTATTTCTCGAATTATTTCAATTTCTTCTTTTGTAGGCTGATTCTCATGGCCACACAGTGGACAGATACGTTCAGCACTCCAAAACGTAGCGTAGCATTCATCACACGTCCGTGTGGTAGGTTCACCGAGTTTAAGTTTTTTTTTAGTTTTATTAATACCCTTTAGTGACCATTCACGGTCAGCGTTTGGAAGTCCATGTCTATCAACATTGCCAACGTGGTCTATTATGATAGCTGTTTTTCCTTCTCTAGGGTTTAAGGCTCTCATAGCAAACTGAAGATATAAAGATAATGATTGAGTTGGTCTTAGCATGATGCAAACATCAACATTTGGAAGGTCAATACCTTCAGTGAATAACTCACAATTAACCATAATTGTAAGTTCTCTGTCTCTAAAGGCTTGCATTGCCCTCTCTCGAACCTCTGGTGGCGTTTTACCACTGATTGCGATAGAAGTATAGCCATTCTTTTTAAACGTGTTAGAAACGCTCTCAGAAGCTTCTACGCTATGTGTGTATACTATGGCTTGTTTGCCTTTGGCTAACTTCTCATAATGTCTTATAACATCACCGTAAATCACACGTTTCATTGTGTCGTCTACGGATTTCTTAGTAAACTCTCCACCACGCTTTTTTAGGTTTGTAGTGTCGATTAAAGAAGGGGCATAATATTTAAATGGTGCGATGTTCCCGTTCTCCTGTAGCCATTTAACCGACTTTCCGAGAACAATGTCGTCTGCGATATCATCAAACCCACTGCCATCTAGTCTGGCGGGTGTCCCAGTAAACATGAGAACAATGCTGTTAATGTAATATTCGATAATTTTGAGGTAGGTCTTAGCTTTAACATGGTGAGCTTCGTCGATTAATATGATCGATGGCTCTGATATCCTATCTAGGTTTCGTGCTACCTTAGTCACGCTATCAATGGTTACAAGGTTCATGTCAACGCCATTTCTTTTGAATGTATTGACTACCTGCTCATTAATTTCCTTTCGATGGCTAAAGAATAGAACAGTGTTACCTTTATCTGTTGCACCTTTGGCAATATGAGCCATTACAACGGTTTTGCCACTACGTGGTGGCGACTGCACCATAATTCGCTTGTTACCTCTTAAGATTGATTGCTTGATCCCATTAACAAGATCATTCTGGTAATTCCTTAGTTCCATCTAAATCACCAAATTTAAAGAGGTCTTCAATCTTGCAAGCTGTTCGATTATCGAGGCGATTCTTAGCGTAGGTACCCTCGCTTCCTTCTAGAATGCACCCACGGTTGCCTGTCTTTTCGTTGACAACAACTCTTCCGACCACATCTGTGAGGCCTAACAACTGGCTTAGAACACTTGTTCTGATTTGTGGAATGTATTGGGAAATTATTTGGCCTGTTTCAAGGTTCAGGTCTCGTACATCTTCCCACGCAGTCACGTAAATATTAATTGGTTTGCTGTAAATTGCCGTTAGCACGCGCAGGAAGAAGTTCGTCCAGCGGCTAAAATGTTGAAGTTCATTTTGAAGCCCGCTGGCGCTTTCTCTTGCCATTTGCACGAACCAGTCGCTTTGTAGGCTCGAGACATTGTCAATTACTAAATTATCGTAGTCGCCCAAGACATCATCAACGTCATTCAAGAAGTCGGTAATCGCTTCAGTAGGGTGCTCGCGGTCAAATTCGATCACATCTATATTTTCGCTGTGCGACAACACGCGATAGCTATTATCAAGCGACAACACCAACACCCGCCCTTTTAATTGCTTAATGACACTTGTTTTACCAATCCCAGGCTTTCCGTATAACAGTACGCGCCAATTCTCTGTTCGTTCAATATTCGACCCATTTATAATTTTCATCCGTTATTTCTTCCTTTCTTCATATCCGACAACGTCACGCCATTCTTCACTCATCGCTGCTAAACTCCTTTTCAACTAAATCAGTTAGTACTGTTTCAAAATCAATAAAGTTTTTAACTTGCCTTTGTCTTTCAGCAAACAGTGCTTCCGTTGGAATGTTATCGAAAATTGGTTGCCAGCGATCAATAATCTCTTGCATAGCTTCGTTGACTTCTTTTTCAATTTCCTTTGAAAATTCACCGTTTTTAATTTGAATCGTTTCGTTACTGACACCACCATATTTTTCAAAAACTTCTGGTGCTAAAATCAATTTTTTGCGTTTATTAACATAAATTCTCAATCGTAAGCCCTCGCTTTCCATAGTTGATTAATCTCTTCACTTTTAATTGTTGTAATTTTAGATGTTTTCATGGTAAGATATTTTGTTAAGCATAGGCCATTACCTGTGCTTTTTTAGTGCTTCAATCCGCACCCAGCCCCCGATGTGCTTCAAATTATTCAATTTTCTAAGAAGGTAGTTTTTTTGGTATTTTATTTATTTTTAGTTTTGGGGTATAAGGTATTTAGTTGCACTCCACACATCAGGGGTTGGCTACGGATTGAAACAGCTAACGATATTACTTTAAATTAATGTCTTTCCTAATCCGTGTGCCTTGTTGTATCGGTCACGGCTAGGCTCTGATGCATTTTTTTCAAAAGTCCATTTTGGCACTTCTGTTTCTGTTTGCTTGCTTGACCAAATCCAGTTAAGTAATTTCTTCATTTTTTTATTTCCTTTCTGTTTTCCCTAACCGCACTAAGTGACTAGTGAGGTTTATATATTAAGGAGGTATATAAATGTCAATCGTTGGTACTTTTTGTTAAGATACTCACTAGCCCCTTGGTACGGTTAGGGTTATTAATATTATTTGAATCTGTTTCTAGTTTTCCATTCGATGAAGGACTTGAAGCCTTTATAGTTGATGAAAACCAGTTTGTGCGTTTGGTTTACTACTTGTTCCTTTCTAACTTAAATTTAATCCAAGTTTTAAAATCAAAAGCCATACAAATCAGACGAATGAATGTGGTATTTATTACAAATTTTTGCCATGTTTTTAGGGGAAATAGAAAGTACATTTTTCTCCCATGCACTCACCGTTTGAGGTGTAGTACCAACGCTTTTAGCAAACTCCTCTTGCGTCAAATCGTGACGTGCTCGGAGTTCTTTGATTGTAATTTTTGGAACTACTTCTGTCATTTTGTTCCTCCTTCCTAACTAACTTACAAACATATTATAGCTTAAACAAAATTCAATGTCAACAGTTTTCTTGATTTTTTTTCAAGTTTTTTTGATTTTATTATTAAACATCTTGAAAATTAGTAAAACATACTATATATTGTTCTTTGTATGTATCCATTGTTTTTACCTCGTTTTTTTATTTTTTATCGAATATTTTCCAGATTGTTTTCAATCCACTCAAGTCGGTTTTTGCGACCTGACGGAATAGGTTCTTGACCTTTTGAATAGTCTTTAAACCTCATTTGGATCATGTAAGAGCCACTACCAAGCGAGCTTGATTCTAATGCCACCTCTAAATAAGCGTTAGCAATGTAATTACCACTTGCTGTGTACATCCTACCAGTTCCGCCGATGACATCATCACGGTTATTTTTAAGCCAATTTATAAGAAGTTGCTTTTTGAACATGTCATAGTAAGCGTAAAATGGCATGTTCAATTTAAGTGAGTTATCAATGTAATAATTAGTTTGAGCCTTGCCAATCATTGCAAGCTCAAAATCCTCGAATAGGCATGAAAGCATGGCATTAACTCGTGCTGCTCCCATTTTTTCGATTGAAGTTTCTCCATTCTTGAATTTTTGCCAGTTGGCATCAGTGAATTTGATGCCAGGTAATTTGTAGAAGTCGTTTTCAAATTTAAAATAGCGACTTACATATTCCAAAATTAGCTCTTTGATGTCATTATTGATTTTCATTTTGTTTCCTCCTTTAATTTAATAATTATGCTGCGTTCCAAACGTTTTCAGCGATGTATTCGATAGCTTTACCACCGAATTTTTTAGAAGCGTTTTTAGCAATTTCCCACGCGTTTGTCATAACTTCTTTTTTCATTTCTTTTTACCTCTCTCTTTATCTTATGTATACATTATATATCATATATAATAGTTTTTCAACAGTTTTTGATAAAAAAATTTAGATTTTTTTGCAAAACAAAAACCCTGACTAATTCAAGTCAGGGCAAGAGAGAGTTTATCGAAGACTCAGCTTTTAACTGTATCCACTAATATAGTAGCATTTTTATCAAAATGAAGCAAACAAAAAACTTCCCTCAGAACGTAGCTGCGCGTATGCGTGGGAAGCCATTGACATATTTATATTATACCATAGTCACGATTTTTAGGCAAATAAAAAAAGCCCCAGCATAATGCTGAGGCTTCGACCACTACCACCATGATATCCGAATTGTGGTCTGTCGGGAGGTGATATACTCCTTTGAATTTTATAGTCGCGTGGTCTATTGGTAGTAGTTTACCAAATCATCTTTATTCCAGCAAGAGAGCCATACTGTACCGAATTGCCCAAACTCGAAACGTCGGTAGTAATAGCCACCATAATAGCCGCCTTCTCCTGTGTCTGTAATGTTGTTTTCATCACCGGCAAAACTAAAGAACATGCCTGCCTTGAATTCTTGGTCAGCTCCATCTGGAATGTCGTTACCGTTAGCGTCAACCCAGTTAACCATTGAAACTGGGACACCATTTTCTCATTACTACCCACTATTCCTAGTGGGATTAGACTATATCTTACTTTAGATATTTTCTGTCATACTTAAAGGAATTTCAGAAATAGTAATTTTAGTTTTTCCGTATTTTTCTAAAGAACAAGTTTCTGAACAAAAAACTGATTTTCCTTCTTTGATTTTTCTTCTTTGTTTTTTAGAAACTTCAAATACTGTATGACAATTGGCGCAAACGCCACGCTTGGTTTTACTCATCTTATGACACCATCTTTCTAAAGTCTAAGCACTTCCACGCACGTACAAATAGTGAGTGTACTCCTCAAAAGGATAGTCGTTACACCTTTCTGATACTATTATACCAGACTTGGCACGGTATTGCCCGTTCTGGGTGTCCACCGTTAGCCATGCTTTTGCATGACACCGCTTTGTTTGCGTTCACTTAGTTTATACTGAGCCGAAAATTAGTTAACCCAGTCGAACCCAATTGGACATAAATAATCGCATTTAATCTGCCAGATACCGTTAACATATTTGACTTCATTTGCTTCATAGTAAGCCTTTTGTTGTGGCACTACCGCAGTATTAGCTTGGTTATTCGTTTGTGGTGCTGATTCAGCATATCGCCAAACTTCGATATAATTTGGTTTGTTTGCTGCATAGTAATCATTCCAAGGATACGTATTGATAGCTTGGCCTACTGCTCCTTGAGTTGAATAATCACAACTAATAAAGTTTACGCTATCCATCATAACACCAACGTGACCACCTGCACCACCAGATTGTGACATGTCAGCACCCCACGACATCATTACGATATCTCCTGTCAAGGCGTCCCAATCCTGATTAATACTTACACGATAAAATCCATTTTTAGCAAGTTGTTGACCAAGAGTGACAGTAGATGGCAACCCTTGGATAGGAATGCCTGCGTCTTTTAGGGCTTGAGACATAGAACCAGAGCAGTCAGCTGTACCGTCTGAGCCATTCCGTGAGCCAAACATTGAGTAGGTAAGCAGATTGCGGTGAATAACAAACCAATTAACAATGGATTGTGGTACGCTCATTTTATTTCTCCTTTTTATCGTTTAGTGGTACATCATAGTTCAATGCTCGTTCGCTGTCAGCGATTCCTTTAGTGGTAGGGTCTGTCACGATTCCAAGAATAACCAAAATTCCCACAAAAGTATTTAATCCCTCTTGAATGTTGGTCGGAATGTGAAGCCCGAACTGTTGCAGCATAAGGAATACTGCTGAGATAAGAGCTACTAGTGTAGTTTTATTTTGCAAACGTAATTTAAAATTAATCATTTTATTATTATCCTCTCAAGTTTTGATCTACTAATTTTTTAACTTCTTCAATATTTCCTTTTAGCTCTCCGATGTTTTCGTTAAGATGGTCCATACGTTGGACGAGAGCCAAAGTAATTTTCTGTTCTTCTTGATGCTTGTCCAGACGCTGATTATGACTCTCTATTGTTTTCTCAAGCTCGTGATCGAAAACTTCCAATTTAGTGATTCGATGTTCTAAACGAGAGGCGCGTGACTGGCTTGAAAAATAAAAACTCGCACTTGAAATAGATATAGGAAGTATTACCGTTATAAGCCAGTTCATCAAATCTGGCTCGTTTTGTGGTCCCATAACACATCCCTCCTATGCTATTCTTGTGTAAGTTTTGCCAAGAGTTCCTCATCGTTAACCATATCTGCGATTAGTTCTTTCACTTTTGGTTTTAATACTTTTGGAACTCGTTTAAATGTGTAGTTATTATTAACAATATTTATTGCGAATAGTTTAGCAAACATATCTTTTCATCCTTTCTCTTTATCGACAGCCAAGTCTTCATCAGTCAATACCTTTTTATCGTAGAGTTTATCAATGATATCCATCAACGTTACTTGTGCGGTACTTGATGCTTCTTCCATCTTTGCGATAGTTTCTGTAGCTTTTTTGCTTAATGCTTCGTACTCTTTGATTTTTTTATCAAGCTCATTAAATTTCTCATTTTCCGCACGCTGTGGGAAGTTTTCTTGATAGATAACCTCTAGTGCTTCATTCAGTAGTTCAGTGTTTGATAAGTCGATTTTATCGACTGGCAAAAAGACAGGGACGTAAGCACCATCTCGGTTTTTCAAAACTACTTTTGTGGCGTACGCTGCACCGCTTGCGTCATATTCTTTTGACTTAGAATCATATTCGAATTTCATAATTATTCCTTTCTTTGTTCTTTAATTATTGTGGGTATTCATCTTCAGTGATATATGTTACAGTACCTGTGTATACAGCATTACCATCAAATATGTCTGTATGTGGGTTCGAAAAGCGTATGTCTCCATTTGTTTCAAGATGCCATACGGCACAACCATAATGCACATCCGATGCATTTTTATTAGCAACCATATGCACTTGAACACAAGGCTTAAATCCATTAGGGATTTTTTCATCCAAGTTAATGTATTCACAAGGAGGAAGAGAATAGATACCTCGTTCTAAACTCAAAGTTACTACGTTTGATTCACGAACTAAGTTCGCTCTTACACCCCAACCAATTTGTATTTCTCTTTTAACAACAGATGGTTTTTTAGGCGTGTAATCAATCCACGGCTCCCAGTCGTCGATTATCATTGACCATCGGTGATGCCTGAAAAACATCTGACCGTTGTTGCTCCAGAATGTCTGGATGGCTTCTTTTATACCGTCAGTATTTTTTCCATTGTAGCTGTAATGGAATAGAAACCCCCACTGACCATTAGGATTTCCCGGTGCCGATGGGCCAAGGATGTATTGTCCCGGTTCATAAAGGTTGTTTGCATTGTCAACATTCCATTTGGGACCACCGTTATTACTGGTTAGCTGATATTGTTGAATCTGACTGTTGTTAGCATAAATGTCACCATCCACATCAAGCGCTCCACGTTCCCGATATTTACCAATGCCGACACCGCTTTTATCATAAGTCATAACAACCCTATCAGTTGGTGCTGTAGCCTGAAACTCTGTGATTGAAAAACTATCTTCTAGTTTTCCTTTGACTATGTAAGAAGTATCGGCTGGGTATGTGTTTCCTAAGTTAGCACTAGATGCATTTAGTTCGGAAATACTTGACCACTCACCACCAGCTCGGCCATTGTCGACAACAAAGTTATCCATTCCAACTTTTGCAGTTGAAAAAGTAAGTTTCATGACATTTCTCTGAATACCATTAACGCTTAGAGGTGCTATTTTAGCGTATCTCTTAATCGTTAGCGTGTCCGACTTAAACCCACTTCTACTCACTTCAAAGCTTAGAATTGGGCTGAAGTAGAATAGAAAAGTTATCTTTGTCTCTACCCAATCAGACCAAATCCCACGACTGTCTTGGACCCTTCCTCTTAAGGTCATTTCAGTGTCTTTGTTAACAGACACCTCACGAAACACCCCGCCATTCTCAGTAACAGAGTTGTTAGCACCAACGATTTCAGCATAGTACCCAGTAATCGAAGCCCCGTGTTGAGCTTGCGCTCCGTTAAATGTCACCTTTACGAGCGACATGATGGAAACAAAATGCGTTTTTTCTGGAATTACCCTTTGAGTAGCTGTGTTGGCATCTTCTAAAGTAAACCCTTTGAAATATGGTTTTAGGAGGTTCGTGTCAATACTTGCCGTTAGGACGGTCGACTGTGTTTGAATGAACTTACCGTTAATATAGGTATCAACGTATATAGTACCCCAACCACTAGTTGAGTTTGGGATGTCGTCCGCAAAATCTTCTGGGATTGTCCATTTATACGACGTTCCAACATTATTGGCAATTTCACCTTGCTTGTTTCCCCAAGCGTAGCGTAGTGTATGTGTAGCACCACCTAGTTTTCGGTTGATAGCGATATCTACTTGTTTTCCGATAACCCCATCTGAGACACTTACCGTGCTCCCTCTTGGAATTGTCGTCAGTGTTATGGTTTGGCTTCCTATGTCTAGGTTTCCGGGACTGTATCCCCCCGAGCCGTTGAAATGAGCACGTACCACGAAAACACCAGTACCGTCATCGGCATGTTGAACGGTAATTGTGCGGTCAATTAGTTGTATCTCTGAATTGTTGGAAAGCATTGAGGGGCTTCCTGAATATTCAAGCCGTTGACCAAACCCATCGACATAGCCATAACATTGATAACTTGCGAACGTCCACCACTGATTAAGCAATGCCAAACGAATACGAACATCGCTCGTATTATTTTGAACATTCTGCCCAACTTGGTCAATCCATAGCCTGATGCGATACCCACGGTCATTGTTTGACCAAAATTCAACCATTATTAAATACCTCCTGCATAGCGGATGACGTTGCGATCCGGATTAATAAAATCTTGTTCTTCTCGGAATCGTCCAATTTGAATAGTCTTAGAAAAAATACCGTTTTCAATGTGAATCACACCCTTAGAGATATACATTACCTCATTACCAGCTGAAAACATTGATATACGACCGTTTGGGTTGAACACGATAGAGCTAGAGTTATCTTTCTTCCCGATAACCAAACCATCATTTGATGCTGCCATGTAGTTATCGATAAAATTCCAACGCTCTGACATATCGTTTAAGTTATTTTCTAGTTTCACTACTCGTGCACTGGCATCTGCCAAAGCCTTTTGAGCTTGTGCGCGATCTGCGCTGTTTGCATTAACAAAATCTTGATAAGCCTTAATCCATTGATTAATAGTGGCAAGGGATGCTTTTGCTTCGAGCTCTGCTTTCATCACCGAATTAATTTCACTTAATTTATTAAGCTGAGCCTGCGTTAATGCATTGTCAGCTTTAGTGTCTATCTCGTCCTTTAAGTCTTCCGGTGACGCTTGCCACGATCTATCAGTAGTACCCTCATAGCAGTCTAGCTCTGTGAAGAATAGCGAAGACGTTCCGTAAGTCGCTCCATAGTTGTCAACTCGGATGAAACCTTCATCACATTCACCAGAATTAAATGTGAAGTGGAACTTCACGACATCAGTCGTTGACGGCGATTTTTCCAAATGTTTGATATTAACTGCTTTAGTAAACATCTCGTTAGTTTCATTTGACTTGCGCCCGAGGAAATAGATATTTACACCTTTGATGTTTTCAGTTGCAAACATCTGAATATTGAGAGAATAATCAGTGTTACGTTTAACTGGAAAACGTCTTGATGCTGCAGGAACCCCGTAACTATTATCACAATCTAGTCTAAAAAGTGTTCTTGTGCCATTGTAATAAAAACCATGTGTTGCTATATGAAGATTTTCATTAGGCGATCCAGCTTCCCAATATCCCCAATTGTCAAGATTTTTTGGGAAAGATGAGTTAGTGATTAAATTATCACCACCAACCGAAACACTGCCAGCCGTGTCACTCCAAGTATAATCAGCTGGGTTAGTGCTGCCCGCCTGATTGAAATCGGTGTACACACCTAAATAGCGTTTACTTCCAGTCTGTGTCAAACTGAAACCCTTTTGACCATCGGCACTATCGGCATAAGCAAAGTGAACATAAGGTGTTTTCCCGTCAGCACCCTTTGGACCTGGTATTCCTTGGTCACCTTTAGGTCCTTGTTTACCATCTGATACATTTACAAAAGTAACTTCTTCTGAAGCTACTTCTTTATTATCTACCCAAGCTGAGATAGTAAGCGTGGTTGGTTGGTTAATCTCTGATGCTACCATATCATAGGTCATACCTGAATATTTAATAGTACCGTCAATCACAAATCGATAAGTTGCATCAACAATTTTATCGCCTTGTTTCAAAACTGGTTTAACAGTAGAACGACCAATACCATTCTTAAATACTGTACCATTCGTGGTCCTTATCTCAACATGATATGGCAATGACTTAGAAACAATCTCATCGATACGTTGTTGTAATTCGCTAGACGGTTTATTATCCAATTTTCTGAAATTAGTAAAAACAACCGAGTTGTTTGTGGGATTGTCAAAGCTGATAATCATTTCAGATACACGCGCTTCGAGGGCTAAACCACCTCTAAAATTATTATCGATGATTTTAACAGTGTCACCTAGATTAATATCCTTGTAGTTTTCAATGAAACTAGATTGAACGCTGACAGTATAAGTCATTAGTGGATAAGCATACTGCTTGATAGTACGTAAGGCATAAGCTTTGAGGGAATCAACATCACTGTATTCTGTTTGAAAGTCCCTACGTGTCCATCTATCTTCATTGGTAGTATTCATGTGTGATGGATATTTATCTGCTGATAAAGGTGCGTAAACCATCGGACTGTCTTTAAATGAGTAGAACTCTACTTGTCCTAGCTCATTCTTTTCCTCAAACACAACGCTTCCTAGCGTTAGTCCGTCTTTTCCAACAAAATATCCAGCGTTAAATAGTTGCGTTTTATCACTAGTAACTTGAACGCCTTTCAAACCTGTTTGATAGTAAAGAGTTACATCCCCTCGAACCTTTCCAATGCCGTGATGGTTTTCATCTGGTCGTTGGTAAATGTCAATGACAAATTTTTTTAAAGTACCATCTCGGTTTAAATCTGTACGAAAAACAAACTCTGCATCGAATTGATTCATCAAGCTATGAAGCTGTTCTAGTTTTGTACCATTTTGTGATTCAAACGTGATAGTTCTTGTCCTATCAGGAATCTCATTGAAACCAACTTCAAGGCCAGCAAAACCAAGTAAATCAAGGGTTTGAAGATACCACTCAAGTGTTTTAGCACCGTCAACACTAGCTAACGGCCGCTCTATTTCTGCTGCTAGTTCCAAGTTGGTATTGTTACAAGTCACTTGAAAACTAAAATCATTTTCAACGAGTTGCGATACATAGAAAACGTGGTAGGAATTATCATAATAAAACGACACATACATTTGATCATTGATGTATTTAATATCATCGTGAAGTTTTCCATTTACAAACTTAGGAATTGTGAAGTCAAGCGTGCTTGTTGAGTATTCAAGATATTGATGCCATTGACTGTTCGTATATGGCAACATTCCGGGAATTTCATTATTCAAAGCACACACTTTACGCATACTTTTATCATGAATCCAGATTTGCATTAAACAAAGCGCTCCTTCCATGAAATTTCAATTGTTGGGTCTTTGGCTATCCAGCTTGACGTGTAAATGTCAATTTCAGTTTCACCAATACCAATGCTGAATGGTTCAGACAAATATGTTAACTCATTAGATGCTGGCAAGTTATCGATAAGGGTTTTACCTTTAGACATGTCCACCTCTAAGATAGAACCCATGTGAAAACGATTAGGAATATCTTCTTCTTTATAAACGTTGTCTTTTCGATAAATGAAATCATCTAAATACATGTGTGTAACAAGTGGTGCGTTGCCGACCTTACCAAAAATGACATGGATTTTGTCTGATTTTTTACCCTTTATTTCAGGGATAGAATATCTTGGGTATGAACCCCACCAGTAGTACTGAACGACATCATCAAACCGCATAATATCTGACCATCCCCTAGGTTCATTAAATGGGTTGTGCTGCTCGATGTGCGTTCCTAAAAAATTCTTCCTGTCGACAATACGGAAACCTCCCTTGCCGTCACCAGCTAGAAAATTATATTCACAGCCTAAACCATTGTAACGTTTAAAAGTTTCAACACCATACAAGAAAGTGCCGCTTGCATCTGTTACACAGATTTTTAAGTATCCCATTTGGTTTGCAGAGCCGAGCCAAAAAATTTGTCTCCACCAAAAGTATTCATATAGCGCACCTTTTTCACCGCTTGAATCCCTTGGGATGTCAAAAGTAACCGATGCTACTTGACCGCTCTGCAAACCAATATGTGGTCTGCCCCAAGCATTATCGATGTAAAGAGTTCCGTTTGGCTTGGTGTCGTTGACATCGTTTGAGATGCCAATGTTTTTCAATCCTTGAGATAAACCGTTAGGGATTCTGTGCTCTCCGTTTGATGAAGCGTAATCAAACAGTACCTCTGACTTTTTAACCGTTTGGTTATCCCATTCTTTAGGATTACCAACCTCGTAGCTTTCAGTAGCAGATTTCACAATCCCAACCCAGCCATTATCTGAGTTAAATTTTAACTTAATATCTGGGTATGTTTCAGCCGTACCAAAGTTCTTTAAAGTTGCCTTGTAATGCCCAGTCGATACCTTTTTAATACTGCCGAACTTGGTTTCGCCATCGCTACTTACCAAGGCTTCGGCTTTGTTTTCGCTGTAACTTTTGGGAACATCAAATGTAACCGTTACTGTTGCGGTAATCGGTGAGGTGTTCTTATCAACTGCTAACGATGCTTGACCAGACGGGATAGCTTCCCAAACCTTATTAGGTTCATCTCCGAAAATCAATGGTTTCGGTTTATCTACATTCAGATAGCCACCAAGCGTTTCAGCTACGCTATTAAAGTAATCGTAGTTACCAACTAGAGTAAACGATACTTGAATCTGTTTAACTGATAAGGTGTTATATAGGAATTGCTGACCATAACGCCTGTGCCCTTGGTCTTGATAGTTGTTGTTGAAATTTGATGCCACGTTTTTGGTGACATCCACTGGAACGGCACGTCCTTGACCTTCATTGAATAATTCGGTTAAGTTCTTGCCGTCATAAGTTACTGACATTCCTATCAAATAATGCGACCTCCTAACAGCGCTTGCCTGCGCTCATATTCGTTTGTGGCTTTTGTAATAAATGGTGCTAGACCGTTTGATACGCTTCTACCATCAATGATGTTTTGAATCTCGATTGGCTTAGAGCCATTAGTTACCAATTGACTAAGCAAACCAATCATAACGTCTAGCTTGTCTTCTAGTACAGAAACACGCTCATGGTTTGGCGTGCTGTCGTGATTGCCTTGTGGGGCATCTCCAGCAAAGCGTGCTACTGCTTCGGAAAGTAATTGCCACGCTCTGCCACGTTTGGCAATATCGGTTGGAATAACATACTCTGGCATATCACCCTCAGCGAGCTCATAAACACCGTTCTTGCGTACTAAACCACCATTTGCATAACCATGAGTTGCAACGTAGTTAAAGGCTGCATCAGATGTTCCATAGCGATGCTTGATATAGTTGATTGCAGCAAGCAAGTTATCATATCCATTACGGATATTGTTGTGTCCTGGGTGTTTGTATGCATTAAATGTACGACTAATAGTTTGCATCAATCCAATTGATGGGTCGCCCATTCTTGCATTAATATCCCAGTTATTTTGTGCGTTAGGGTCACCACCAGATTCCTTCTGTATAGTCGCTAAAATCTTAGACACACGGAAGTTGTTTGGTTCTATACCGTTAGCTTCAAGCGCTCTAACTACCGTATCACGCCAACGAGCAACCCCAATCCCTTGTGGATGGTCTTCACCGCCGCCTGCTGGGCTGAGCAACGGACCAAGCGTTTTCTTAATCCAATCGAACATACCACCAACTTGACGTTTAATCAAAGTTTGAAGTGGGTTGTTGCGATCTTTAAGTGCTTTTCCACTATCACCACTACTTCCAAAATCTCGGACACCGAAATCAAGGAATGTAGCAGCATTTTTGACATGACGACCAGTAAATTGATGATATTTACCATCACCATTATAGTTATAATCTTCACCGTCGTAAGTGTCACCGTGTACTGCTGTTACAAAGTCAACGTGGTTGCTTGATACTGGTCCACCAGTGTAGACAGATACTACACCAGGTTTTGGTCTACTTAAGTGTGGCACTCTTGCAGAGACCCACTGCCTACCATCACCAAGGTGACTGAATAGACTAGGGTTAACACCAAGATTTGCCAAACGGCTGGCAATGAACGATACACACTCACGATAGTAGTACCCCCATGGGTCTACTCCAGCGTCTTTCGCTTTATCTTTGAAGCGATAGTCGTCGCCTTTAGCGCCTATCGCTACAGTGCCTTCGTCCATTGAAGCATTAGCCATTGACCAGAGTTCTTTCCACCAATTTTTAGCTTCTCCGACAGGTTTCTTATACAACGCATTTCCGAGCGGGGTAAACATAGCGCCCAATTTATCGGCATTAGGACTAAATTTTTTAGCTAGTGTACCAACAGGGTCTTTAATAGCACTTCCGATAAATTCAATCATTTTTTTGAATTTGTCGACACCGTTTTTCATCCCATTCCAAACTGAGCCAGCTACATTGGTAGTTGTATCCCAGACTTTAGACCAAAAACCAGTACCTTTAGCATAAGCTCCACGTTCAACACCCATGAGCATAGCCAATTCACTGGCATTGATAACTTCCGAACCAGCTGGCAAGAGGTATTCAACATTGCGACCTTGTGGCAAGAATGATTTACCGTTTGGCAATATTACCATCTCTTGGTTGTTAGTCTCAGGGCTATCATTACCATCGTTTAGTGTAGCAAGTGTCGGTCTAGTAATTGGGTTTCGGTATGAGCTGAATAGACCTGTACCATCCGCAAATTTAACTTTAGGGATTTTACCGATTGCGTTCTTCGGACCACCGAAGTCGTGGATTAAGCCGTTGATGCCGTCGATACCATCGTTCGGAATTTTGATGACCGCATTAATACCGTTACCAGCCAAATCTTTCAAACCGTTCCACATGTCACTGAAGCCATTGCGAATACCATTCCAGATGTCTTGAAATTTGCTTCCGATAGCGTCTAGATTACTAAAGAGTAAACCTTTTAAATCCTTGCCGAATTTCTTCTTAGCGTCAGCATTCATGTCATCCCAGCGGTCTGATAGGAAATCTTTTGATTTGTTCCAAGTCTTAGACCATCTGTCGTGGATTTCATCATGCTTATCTTTGATAGAAGACCCAAGACGTTTAATACTTTCCTTAGTATTGCCTTTCATATCATCCCAGCGGTCTGATAGATAGTCTTTGGAATTCTTCCAGCCTTTCTTCCACTCTTTACCGATGTCAGAAAGTTTACCGGTGATAGCAGAACCAAGATTTTTCATGCCGCTTTTAGCGCCGTCTTTGATGTTTTCCCAAGTCTTGCTAAGATTTTTAGGAATATCCTTAAACCATTTGACAATGTTGTCAAATGCTTTTTTTGCGTTCTTTGCTAAATCATCAACAAATTTCTTGAATTTCTTATTGTGTTTGTAAATTAAGGAGAAAGCCCCAGCAACAGGATTTGCAATAAATAAAAGGACTTGTTTCCAGTCCTTTTTAAAGAAATCAATTATCTTACCAAAGATTTCTTTGGTAACTTTGAAGATTTTATCAAAGGCTTTTTTAGCAGCATTGAACATGCCGTCTACAAAGGCTTTGAATTTCTTATTGTGTTTGTAAAGTTCGTAGAGAGCAGTAGATATACCGATTACAGCTGTAGCAATTAAAATCAGTGGATTTGCTTTAGAAAAATTAAATGCAAGTTTAATACCGTTACCTACAAATTTAGCAGTGTTTAGTAATCCCGTTAAAGCTAATTTAGCAGTTTTAGTTGCTACAGAAGCAGTCCATTTAAAAGCTGATTTAGTTCCTCTACCAATCTTCTTAATGCCACCAAGTTTATTATTTACTGCGTCTTCTCCACGAACGCCCATAACCCAATTTAAAGCGCCATTGACCTTACTACCAGCTTTTTTGACGTTTGAAATACCATCTGTTATCGTTCCGAAAAGTGATTTTGAGGTATTTAAAACTGCTTTTGATGCAAAGTAACCAACGAATAATTTACCGATGGTCTGGATAGCCTCTTTGTGCTTAGCGATTTCACCTAAAGCATCCGAAACGCCCTTGATAGGTTCTTTTGATTTCTTACTGTTGCCATTCAGCGTTTTAAAAGCTCCAGCGATACCTTCAACAATGCCTTTAGTCGCCTCCCAAACACCTTCACCAAAAGCCTTGCCAATTTCTATGATGTAACCCAAACCTTTTTTGAGTTCGGTAAAGAAGCTAGCGATTTTAGGAGCATTTTGAGCAATTTTATCACTCGTTTTATCAACCCATTCAATCATCTTGTCCATGAATGAATTGAGCTTATCTGTGCCATCGCCCATATTAAAGACTTTTGCGAAAGCGTTGGAGATAGTTTCCAAGCCTTTAGCACTGTGTTCACCAAGTGTTTTAAACTTGTCTTCCGTGCTCTTGTCAGCTACCCATTCACTAACCTTACCTAAAAATGGGTTTTTCATTTTATCAATTGGGTCGCGGAAAGCTGCGATAATCGCTGGCATACGACTATTGAGGGTACGCTCCATACCGCCGATAGTGCCTGCGAAGTTCTCGGTTGCATCTTTGTATTTGTCTTTCGTTCGAAGCAGAGCCTCGATAGCCATATCTGACGTAATCTTGCCTTCGCTTTGCAGTTTGGCAAACTGTTCAGTTGTCATGTTCGCAATACCAAGCTGTTCAGCTGCAACGTCTTTAATAGCTTGCTTCATTTCTGGGAAGACGTTGATAATTGACAACATGTCTTGACCTGAAACCTTGCCGTTCGCAATCATTTGTGACCATTGCACACTAAAGTTTTCAACTGCTGCATCGGTTTGCCCAAAAGCGTCTTGCAAAGTCAAGATAGCTTGTGTTTGCTGTTTAGTTAAGTCGATGTTGTGAGTGACTGCATAAAATTTTTGGTTCATACGATCAACCATTTCAGTCGAGTTAGCAGCGGCTTGCGCCATTTGGTTGGTCATGTCGACCATTTTTTTACCATCTTCGGCATTACCCGTTAAGGTCAACCAAGTAGCATTCATGGTTTGTTGGTATTTAACGTATTCGGAACTGGATTGGGCAATTTCGTCAAATTTACCCTTGATAGCTCCCAACGCATTTTGGAAACCGTTGCTGACTAAATTAGCGGAAAACGTAGCACCAAAGAGACCTTTTAGCCGTGATGTTTTTGTTTCAGTCTCACTGACTTCACTTCCTAAACGTTTAAAACTATCCTTTAAGCGACCAATGAACGTGCTAGAGCGTTGACTTTGTTCAATCTCGTCATTCAATCTATCAGCAGCATTACGAGCATGAGCCAAGCTAGTAGCTGTCTCATCTAAGCGTTGCTTTTGCTTACGGTATTCATCGCTAGTCTTTCCTGCTTGAGTAGCGATACGCTCAAGCATTTCTTTTTGGGTCTCATACTGCTTGTTTAGGTTAGCGATTGAACCCTTGTATTGCTTGAGCTGTTCCTGTCTAGCTTCGTCTTCCTTGCCCTCTGCCTTTAAACGCTTGATGTAGGTATCAGATGCCTCGTTTTGGGCTTTATATTCCTTTTGAAGCTCTGCCAAACCAGACTTATGATAATCAAGGCTTTGCTTAGCTTGACGTTGTTGATTTTCCAACGCAGCTAAGCGTGTAGTAGCTTGGTCAATCTGTTGTTGGTATTTGAGGTACTGTTCAGCGACTTCAACAGTATTCCCTTTAAGTTGAGACTGCTCTTGTTTCAGTTTCTCAATCTTTTGCTGTTGGTTCTGGATAGAATTCCCCAAGCCATCATACTTAGCCTGTGCAGCACCTAAATAGTCGCCAGCGCTTCGCATCTGACTTTCTTGAGCCTTCCAAGCATTTGTAGAACTATTGACTAACTGAGTTAATCGTTTAATCGAGTCAGCAGCCTGAAGCGTGTCTAAGGCTATTTCAGTAGACATGGTAGCTTGTATTTTCGCCATGTTATATTCCCTCCTTTCCTTAAAAAATTAGAGTAAGGATGTTGGGTCTACCATCCTATCCTCTTCCTCTTTTGCATTCAAGATTTTCATCAATTCATAATAATCAGTGTCGTAATACTGTTCCAACGTCCAACCAAAACCTTGAATCGATCTCTTAGCGATGAGCTTCAAATTCTCTATGCCATTTTCTAAATCAAAAATTTGTTCACCTTTTGATTTTATTCTTTTGGGTCAACTTCACCAGAGGCATTTTCAAGTTGTTCGTCTGTCAATCCGTACATATAGCCAACCAATTTTTCGGCGATCTCTTGTGTACGTTTATTTTCCAAATCGAGTAACTTGTCATAATCTTCATCATTCAAGTTAAGAACAGCACGGATAAAGCCAAGCATTTCTTTAAGGATTGAGTAACTACCTTGAGCCTGCTCTTGTGTGTCCCCATCTTCAATTTTGTCACTGATTTTAAGTACTGCTAACTGATACTCATGCATACGCAATACATTGCGGTTGCTTGTAAATACTTCGAATGCTTTCTTGCTGATTTCAGGGATTTTAATAGTTCTGATTTCCATTGTGGTCTTTACTCCTTTTTTAAAAAAATAGAGGCCAGGCCATAAGCCTGACCTCTTTGCGAATTATGATGTGTCTTAAACTGCTGTAGAAGTAGCGAGTGTATATCCACCAAATACTTCTTTATACATATTAGCTTTATCGAAAGTTGATGAACCCGTGAAGTATTTCTTGATTGGCTCACCGCCAAATGCAATCGCTGACAATGCGTTATATGTCAAGTGGTCGTTTTGACGGGTTTGAGCGGTGTCTGTATCTGTAGCTACGTTCTGTGTTGACTCTTGGAAGATCCCATTAGCAAACCCAAAGTAAACTGAGTTTTTACGGTCAAGCGTTTGTGACTCAATCAATACTGCAACGTGTGGTTTTTCACCTTGGTACACATATCCACCTTTTTTATCCGATTTGAATCCAAGGATTTTTTGTTTGATATCAAAATCAAGGTTGTTAAATTCAAAAGCAACCGTTGGTGAACCGGGTCCAATCATAACATCCTGTACTTCGTTGTTTCCTGGGACTTTAGTAGCTTGTCCTTCCAAGTTTGAGATGTTAGCGGTACGAGTACCAAGCATTTTAGAATCGATTTCGATTACACCGTCAGTTGAAAGGCCTTCTACACCTTTAATAATTTGTTGAGTTTTTGGGTCAACCAAAGCAAGTTTCACTAATTTCAAACCTACAATTGCCATATATATTTTCTCCTTTTTTTTGTTAAATAAATCTATCGAAAGCAACAAAAAAGACCGCTGTTAACTGTAAAGTATCAGGGTCTATGCTATGTTCTCTTATATCTGTTATTGAGTAGTGTTCAGATTTTAAGAATTTTATCAATTCCATCTCGAAAGCTTCAATATCAAAATCAATATCGAGTTTATAAAAAATCTGCACTTCTACTCTATCTGTTTTACTGAAAAAGGTATTGTTTCCGCTTAAATCAAGTGATGGGTTGCTTTCGGTGAGCAACACGATTGTCTTATCGGTGTTATCTTCGAGCTCTTTAGGTAAGTTGTTTGCATATACTTCGCTTATTTCACCAAATCCTTTACCCTCAATTAACTCTTTTAATTTTACGGTTGCTAACACTTAATTACTCCCCTCCCTTCTTGCGGATAAGTTTCTCATATTCCTCTTTTTCTGCCAATAGCACCTTAGTTTGGACAGCGCTATCGTTTTGTACATTAGTGACGAAATGATCAGCACGATATTTCTTAGTGCCGTCATTTAATCGTCTAGCGTTTTGGGCGTGGTACCTATTCACCCACCCCACAGTTGACACACCGTTCTTTCTGCCGTCCACATTAGTGGATTGGACAGATAAACCGTCAGCCATGTGCCCATACTTCAAATGTTTCTTGTTTGAGTAGTGTTTCTGACGAGTAACTTCTGCCAACTCTTCTTTAAACACCTTAGCACCAGCGGTTGTAATCTTTGCTTGTTCCGCTGGTGTTAAATCACCAATACTAGCCACTGTTTTAAGCCAACCCTCTAACGCTTCGTCAAGACCTGTCATAAGCTATCACCCAACTTTCTTGTGCTTTCTAAGTGTCAGAAAGTCGTAGTGGTTAAAACCAAAGTTTTCGTCTGCACTGATACGCACGATGTCATATTGAGTGCCGTTTAAAGTGACAACTTGACCTTCTAATACTTTTGCATTGTGGCGGATGACGATAACTATTGTATCACTTTCGCCATTTTGTTGAGCCAAATACTCTTGATTGAGCGTTCTAGTGTGTGGCTTGTAATGAAGCGTAAATTGTTTCACGAACTTTGGCACACTCACTCCAGTGAATTTGTTGGGTGTGCTTTGATATGTCCCAAAATCTGCTTTATAACGAAAGTCTGAGGGTAAATATCCAACTCTAGCCATTAGTCACCTCTTTCCTCGCTATAAGTTGCGTACAGCCCCCTTAACTGCCCGATTATGCTGTTTAGCGTTAGATTAACAGGATATGTTGCCGTATCTGTCAATGCCACTCTATACGTGAAATATGAGCTTGTTAGGGCTATTACAGCCGTATCAAACAAAGCTCTCACACTGTCGAGGTTGTAAAATTTTGGATCATCCCCGACTGAATTAACGACGTACTGTCGAGCTGATTCAATGTAAGCTGGGATGAGTGCCGTGTCGTCTGTCTCATCCAGATTCAGAGTCTGCATGATAGTTTCCTTAGATACACTCATAGCTTACCTCCTAATTAGACTGCTGTTGAACCAATGTTACCTTTTTGGTCAGCAATAGCTTTAAATGATGCTGGCACAAATGCTTCTGTATCAGTTGCTACTACATCAAAACGGTCAATAACACGTACTTTAGTAGTGTCAGTTTCAAACGCACCACCACCAATATTGGTAGATAGCAATGACATTTGTTGACGGTCAAACAATGTTACCGCTTGTTTCAAGTCACCAAAGTAAAGCGGCATAACTCCTGATGAAGCGTTAGGAAGCCAGCGGTCAGAAATTTCTTTAACTGCAAAACCAGCGATTGAATATCCAGTTGGTGATTTTACATCACGTTCCATGAGGTAGTCACCCAAAGCATTTTTGACTTTTTTAAGAGCTGTAAAGCCTGAAGTGTTAGTCAAGAAGAATGAAGTTTGTTTGATAGCTGGGTCAACTTTAGCTTCAAGGTCAATAATATCGTCCCATTTAGTCAACGTTGGTTTAGTTGGGAGTTTGTCAACAACACCCAAGATTGCCTTGTTACGAGTAACCACAACTTTTTTAGCAATCCAACCAGACAACCATGCAAGGATATTTTCAGCAGAGTCAGCAAGCAAGCTGTTAGTAACTGTTGAGATACCAGCATAGCGCTTGATAGTGTATTTGATAAGAGAAAGTTTTGGATCATCAATATCAGCAATTTTACCTGCTTCATCATCAATATTAGCAAGACCTGTAATATCAGTCCATTTTTCATAAACACGTGAACCAGTAAGAGTAGTTACGTTCTCAACATTTACATACTCTTGCAATGAATCGTATTGACGAACCAATGTATTGATAGCTGTGCGAATATCTTGAGGAATAGTCAAACCTGCATCAGAACCAGAATGGTCTGTTTTAGAGTCAAGCAAGTTTTGGTAGCGACCACGGACTAGGTTTTTGAAGTCTTTAACAAAATTAGCTTTAACTTCTTCTTCATTTTCAGTCAAAGGTTTTTTATCTTCTTCGGACATATTAACTATTTCATTAGCACGAGCCTCTGTATACTGTTCTTTGAACATATCACGTTTCATTTTGGCAGTGTCACGTTCATTTTTGATTTTTTGCAACTCTTCAGCAGTAACTGAATCGTCAAGCATAGCTACGTTAAGTTTCTCATTCAAGTTTTCGACCTTGTCGCCTTGAGCAACCCAAAGGTCATGCAATTCGTTTGATGTTTTCATTAATTATTTTCCTTTCATTTTTCAAGTAAAATTTTCAATTTTTGCTCACGCAAAGAATTGGTTTTAGGTTTAGCAATCATATTTTTAAATTTATTGATTGCTGATTTGCTTGGCATCTGATGTACAGCGTTAGTAACCATGATTTGTTCTTCATCGTCACCAAAGAACATAATTTCATCTGCAAAGCCTTTATCAACAGCAGTTTTGGCATTAAGCCATGTTTCTTTTGCCATAAGCTCTAATAATTCTGATTGTTTAAGACCAGTTTTCATCTCGTAAGCCAAAGCGATAGACTCGTCAATGCTATTCAATACTACTGATTGATGTTCCATGTCATCGCTGTTCCCAACGAAACCGCTAGATGCTTTATGAATCATGATATGCGCCGTTGGACTAATGCGAACGGTATTGCCTGCCATTGATATGACGGAAGCAGCAGACGCTGCTAAGCCTTGTATATTAACTACAATACGCTTGCCACTGTCTCGAAGCATAGTATAGATTTCACTAGCTGCGAACACATCACCGCCGTTTGAAGCAATATTAAGCGTAATTTCTTCGTCTTCATCATTAGTGATGGCATCTTGTACCATCTTAGGATAGGTACTGGTCATTCCATAAAAATCATAGAATTCCCTATCGTCATTGCTTACTATATAGCCTTTAATGTCAATCTTCCCCATTTATCTCACCTCCTTTCAATGTGGTCTTATTAGGGTTTTCCCCTTCTGGCAACTCTTTAGGTAAAATTTCAGCTTGTTGCAAAATATACAAGCCTTGATTTTGAGCGAGTGTGCCACTTTTAACCATGCTATTAATCCGACTGACACTATTAGAGCCAGTAGGGTCAACAGCCGGCAAAATATCTGCATCCACATCGCAGGATAGTTTTTGAGATAATTCACTAAGAAACGGTCTTAGATAGCGTGAGACTGCTTTGTTATAGAGATCTAAACTCATTTCCAGCGATGATTGTTGGTCTCCTTGACCTCCAACTACATTCTCTGGGATACCGTAGACCTTAGCAAACTGTCCAGTTGTCCAGTCCGCTTGCTTAAGCAGTTGAGACACGTTCGACTTAATTTCAAGCGGTGTGAATTCCTCTAAATCATCCAGCACTAACGGACCGCCTTGCATTTGCTTCATCGCTTGCCGTGAGCGTGAGAGTTTAGTTTTAAAATCAAGCAAGCCACCGCCTTTAATCTTCAAAATACCATTGGCATTTAAGGCGTTTTTGAGAGAGTTAAGCGTCAGCTTATCGCTGGCTTTCTGTATATTCAACTCCCTACTAAGAGCCATCAACGGGCTTACACTTGTCAAACCACCATCCACAGATAGCAATTTAAAGTGTAAGACGTCACCTTGTGGGACGTGCTGTTTTGGTGGAATGCGTGGGTCGTCAAAAGTGATGTTATAGTAAATTCCATCTTTATTATCCAAGCGATTGAATGATACTTGAGACGGTCGCAAATATTCCCACTTCATATCCCGCCCATTTTCATTTCGCCATCGATAAGCAAAGGCTTCCCCACCAAGTAGCATTTGAGCAAAGATAGATTGATAGAAATTAAAGCGGTTAGCATTGTTTGACGGGTTATCAATGATTCCCTGTAATTGTTTCCGACTGGCTGTCAGTTTAACGGTTGCAAGGTCGTTTGAGAGTTGATTAATAATAGAAAATAAGTCTGAGTTTCTGAGAGCGGATTCTGCTGATACCCACTCACTACCATTTAAAGTAGATAAAAAATCTGGGTCAGTAATATCAAAAAAGCCCCCTTGACTGATTGGTGGGCTCTCTGTTGCAAGATTCGTTATATTAAATATTGGCAATTGTTATCACCTCCTTTCTAGCCTTTTTTGGCGGCTAGTTCACTAACCAACCCTGCTAGTATGAACGTGATTGTCATGCTAATGCCAAACCATACATAGCCAAGGTGGTAAGTGGTTATATTGAGTGAAATTGCAGCTAAAATGAACATTAAAATGTCGAAAATAGCCCAAATTGCCTTAAAAAACTTCAAAATCATATATTAATACTCCTCTAATAGCCCACTTTCTGGGTTTTTTAGCCATGCTAAAACTGCCTCTTGGCTCATATGTTCTACTTTCCATGTTGGATTGTTAGTGATAGCGTAATCTTCAAACGCATACATACCGTCATAGAACGCATCGATAATCGCATCCACCACGTCAATTTTGTAAGTGGATTTCATTTTATCGACCTGAATACCGATGTTATCTTCTTTGATTACCGCATTTATCAAGGCTTTACGCATAATCTCATCATCCAAGCGAGTGATATTGCCTTCGATAAATAGCGTTTGAAGGAATTTTGTAGGGTCTTTTAGCTCACTTGTACGTTGTCTTATTGGCATTAGTGGGAAATTTGTATTAGATTCAAGACTTTTTATTATTTTATCAGTCATCATGGCGTCATAGCCGAAGAAAACGACATCAAGCTGATTGTCTTCAACATAATCAATAAACCAGCGGTAAACTTCCTCTGGATTGATAAGCCCTTGTGGGTGGCTTGTGATGGTACAGTAGCCTTTCTGTTCTAGATCACGGTAATTAACACCGTCTTGTTCCATTTTGGCTTCTAACGAGCCCGCTTGTTGCCATGGGATAAAACTGTGCTGTTCGATATGCCATTTTTGACTTCCATCTTCACCAACGTATGGATAGACGAAGCCAATGGCTGTATTATCGCTGAACATTGATGCATCCAATCCTACATAAACTCGCTTACCACGTATGTCAAACTCAGGAATAACTGCATTTTCGATATCTTTCAAATCAAGAAAGCTGTTACTGTCAGCAAGTAGCCAGCAGTTCATGTTTTTAACTTGGAAGTCTGCGAGGTTACCACTTAGCAGGTCGCTATCTCGCTTGTCCATTAACCCTTTCATAAGGTTCTCACGTTCGCTCTCCAAGTCTAGCAGTGGATTGCTCTTTGCCCATGTTTCTGGTTGGAAGACCTCGTCTAAGTTATCTTGCGACCAAACTAAGCAAAGATACGTATCGGCGTCACGATTATCGTCATCTTCCATGGCTTGCTGCAAAATCTTTTGGTCTTCCCTGAAAGGAACTGATGGGTTTGGGTAGGCAGTGGAGATTTGAATGAATTGCCTATTGGGCACCTTTACTTGCCCAGAAACAATCTTAGAAACCGCATCCCTTGTTTCAATTTCTCCAATTTCATCAAAAATAGCCGTTGTTCATTCAAGTAAAATGAAAACTATCATATTGCCCACTCTCAGCAGATATAGCTCTCAAAACGTTGTTGTTTGCTTTCATAATAACTTGGTCACTATGCAAGCCCAATTCAGTTTCATTTGCCAAACTCTTGAAAGGTTCGTTTTGGATTATTTGCTTCATCATTGATTTGATGTAACCAAGCAACTTGTTTGTTTGTTTGAAGTTGATTGATGTAACCAAATAGTCCTGATTGGAAAGTCCGAGGCTTTCAATAAAATACGAATACGCCGTAAGAATAGCCATCAAGTATGTCTTACCTTGACCTCGACCGACTGAAACAATGGCACGGCTGAAACGTTTACCACCGTTTGCATTTCTCCACCCAAAAAGCATACACAAAATAAATTTCTGCCACGGCATCAACTGTGTAGGTTCACCAGTGTCTACGTTTGGGCAGATCCTAGCGAAGCGCAGTAGCTTAGCTGCTTCGTCCGTATCATAGGTATATGGAAAGTCGTCGTTACCTTGTCTTTGCAAATCACGCAAATGGCGGAAACATGCTAATTTAATCATGTAACCAGCCGTGATTCGACCTTCCAAGACATCAAAACAATATTTTGTGCCATCGTCTTGGTATTTTTTAGCAACATCTGAAAAATCAAATTCTTTGTATGCTGCATCTATATCATGAGTTTTTGTTAGATTTGTTTTCATTTACTATTAATCACCTCCCTTCAATATAATAGACATCTTTTTATTTCCCTAAAAATTCCTTCAACATTTCTGCTGTTGAAGCCTTGTTTGTTTCCTCGCCTGCAATTTCCATTAGTTCTTGACGCCCTTTAGGGGTCAAACCAAGCTTAACACCAATTCTATTCAAGGTGTCAACGGCGTCTTTCATTGTGGCGACTGCTGGATTCTTTTTAAAACCAAGCGATTGCTCACCGAGAATCTCACCAGACCCTTGCGCTTGGATAGGCTTCCTGATTTCTTGCTGAATACCATTCTCTTTTATATCTTCATAAGCAAGCTTGTAAATTTCATAATTCGTACAGTAAGTTTCAACCAAGAACGTATCAATGCGTTGAATTTTATTTGTGTTTTCTAAAAACGGAATGATTTTGCGCCAAACTTCCCTTGCCACTGTTCCTAAATAATTCGGAGGGTCGCTTGGTAACCGCCCATTGTTCTGCTGATAATACGGATTCTTAACCACTCATCATTACTCCTCTCCGTTTGGTATAGCATGCCCCCACTTTCCGAATAGTGGGGGTGTGCTTCTTAATAGTCTTAATAGTTTTAATAGTATTGAAAAAATCGACCCCTTAGAAACGCAGTCATATCAAGGGTTTAGAAAATCGACACCTCGTTGAATACCCCCCCTTTTTTTGAAAAAACGAGCTATACCCTGTTTTTTTAGTTCTTCCTCTGGAAGTGTTGCGATTAGGTAAAGGGCGTTTATCCCTAAATTGTACGACGTCGTAGAATTTGGAAGTTCATGAGCTACTTTCATAGTATCGCCTCCTAAAAGCCCCATAATAGCGTCGTATGTCGTTTTTAATACCGTTTAAGTGTAATAATACCACCCTTGTCATAAAATCGTTCTACGGGCGTTTTAGACGCCTTTTAGAACGTCTTGTTGGACAATAGCGATTTGCCCATCTTGTTTTCCTTTATCGGTACGCTGTATCATAGTGCCATGTCCAATTTACAAGTGTAGTTGGAACTACGGTTGTATTTCTTATCTTTATTGGTCTAGACACCCTTTAAAAATCCTCAAAAGTTGCGCGTGACAAGAGAAGACACCTTGTGGTGG